CTTTTAATTTTGTTATTACTAAAGTAATAAGTTTACTTACGATTACGCAAGGTTTACAACTTGTACTTTTCTGTAATATCTGTTTGCGTTAGCAGCACCAGAACCGTCAATAACAGCGTCAGAAGAAACACTTGCCTCAGCAAAAGGATTTGCCTGTAGCCCGTATCTAGTTTTGAAACCGATTTTAGGTTGGAAAGTGTCTTGACCAACTGCTCTTACCATTTGTAGTGGTACATATGGGCAGTAGAATAATCCTGCGTCATAAGGTGAAGTACCTTTGTAACCAACAACATAAAATTGTTTTGTTGCCTGGTTTGCAGAATAAGGGTCAATGTATACTTTAAATCTTCCGTTTAATACTCCAGCGAAAGTATTACCTGTGTCATCAACATTTAGATTGTTGTTTAATGCAGGTGTATAGTCAAGTATACCAGCCATTTGCAATGCAGAAGCGACATCAGAAGAACAAACGATTATGTTCCCTTTGCCTCTTCTTGTTCTTTGAGCGATTGCGTTAGCGTCTCTCTCTAATTGGAACATAAGTCCTTTAAATCTCTCAACTGACCATCTACCATTACTATCTGTATCTAAATCAAAGATACCAGCGTTAGTAGTGTCTGTTTGAGCACCTTTTTCAGAGTTGATGTAAATTGTTCTTACAACTTCTCTGTTTATCTCTGCCAAAATTTCAGCAGATAAGATGTTTGCCAATTCAGTTTCAGCGTCTAAGCCGTGAATTGCTTTAAGGTCTTGTGCAAGTTCCATTGTGTACTCAGCCTTTAGTGCTCTTGACTTCGCAGTAACGGTACTTTTCTCTATTGAGAAAGCCATTTCAGCAAAAGCGTTGTTAGCACTATCTCCAAGTGCTTCAGCACTTGCAGTAGCCATAGCAGTACCAGCAGTATAAGTGCCAGCAGAGCTATCGTTTAGTACAGCAGGGTTAGTTTGTGAATTTGTTGAAGTACCAGCACTTCCAGGAATGTTTGCGTTAGCAGCATTTCCAGAAAATTTACTTTCAGCTTCATCAAATAATGCTTCAGTTCCACCTTGCGTTTTGTATCTGCTTCTCATTGCAAATATCAAGCCTGTTGGACCTGACATTGGTTGTACACCAGCAATATCATAAGCAATAAGGTTAGGCATTGCTCTTCTTACTAGTGAAATAAGAATTGGATCCCAGTTCGCAACATTAGAACCAGTAGCGTTTGTCGGCGCCGCTTCAGTCATAAACTGAGCGTCTTCTTTTAGTGCATTTTCTTGGTTTTCAAGAATAACACTTGTAACAGCTCTCTTGTAACTATCGCTGATTTTTGGTAAATCAGGATGGTCTAATACTGGCTGCCACTTTTTTTGGTAGTTTTCAGATAAGTACATATCTTGTTCCTCTCTCCTTTAAAAGTGATATTAAGATAACTTAATATCTTTTGTTTTACTAATAGCGGTAGTATAAGCAGCCATTGCACTAGATAAGTCCGCCGTATTGTCTACACCGTTCGTATCAGCTACCGCATTATCTACTTCGCTGTCAGAGTTTGCTTCTTTTTTTACTCCAAAGTAACTCTCTTTAATTGTCATCACTTTAGTTCTAAAATCTTCAGCATTTGTAAACTCAACTTCTTCTGTAAGTTTAGCAAACTTCTCTTTAGAAGTGTCTGCCAAATCAGAAGAAACATCAGCCAAAATTATAGACTTTTCTTGCAGACCTTTATCTGCGTTCAGTTCTACATTTTTAGCAATCTGTTCGTTCAGTTTGTTTTCCAGTTCTTCAATTTTTGAAGCCTGGTCCTCTAACACATCATATTTTTCATCAGGTACATCAATGTAATGGTCTTCAAATAGTTTTTTCAGACCGTTAATGAAATCTTCCGCAATTTCGCCCTTAATGCCTTTTTCAACAGCAAGTTCGTTTTCTTTCATTCATTCTTGTACAACATAGTTTAAGTATTGGTCAACTTTTTCTACAAGTTCAGATTTTACTTTAGAAGTTTCAGTTTCAAATTTCGTATTGTAATCTGCTTCCATTTCTTCTGCAATTTCTTTTACTTTAGAAGTAATCGCAGCTTCAAATATAGTAGCAGCCTTGGCTTTAAATTCTTCTGACAAGTCGTCTTCTCCAGAGGTTAAAGCGTCAATGTGTTCTTTAACATCAACATCTTTTGCTTTCTGGTCATCTTTAACATCTTCTTTCTTACTCATCTTATAACCCTCTTCTTTAGATTTTTCATCTTTGTGAGCGTCTTCAGACTTGTCTTTTTTCTTGTCAAGATATTTTTTTAGACCGTCAGGCATTTCTCCCTCGGAAATCTTCTCGCCTTCAGAATTTTCTGTTTCTTCCTTCTTTGCAGAAGGCATTGGGTCAGCCGCACCAGCATTTTTCTGTTGGGCGTCACCTGAAACAGGTTTAACTTTTTTCGTTGCGTCAGGATTACTATCTGTAGGTTTAACTACAGCAGTACCTAAATCTTCAGCCTCGTTTGAAAGAGGTGAATTTTCAGCAGGAACAGCGTTCTTTTTCGGAGCGTCTGCCACCGTCATTTCGGCAACTTGCTTTTCTGTCTCGGCCATATTGAAGTTCTCCTTTAATCGTATTTTTTAGTAAAAAAATAATTATTTTTTCTTCTTGAATAATATTTATAAGATTATAATCCTTTAAGGAACGATTTGAACACTTTAGCCTTCGCTTCTGCAATTTTCAATCGTTTTGCCTCTTGAATATACTCTTTATATTCTTCAATTTCTTTTTGTTTAATCACACCGTTTTCCCATATCCACTCTTTTCCTTCCATAATTCCTTCTACGAAAGCGTCTGGAGCCGATGGGTCGGCAACTATATCGGCCGCAGTTGCAAGATAAAAGTCTTTTCCGACCATTGCCTCACCACCTCTGCCTCTTTGTAATGAACCCATACCTCTTGAAGAAACGCCTAATTTAGCGCCTTCGTCAATAAGATTTTTAACAATCTTACCATATGGAGTGTCCATTATTTTTGCTTCGCCGACAAAGTTATTACCATCAGGATAGAGATTAGTAATCATATGTGATACTCTCTCTAAATTAACGGTTGGTCCGTCAGGATGTCCTAACTCACCAAATGCCCTTTTCTGCTCAACAAATTCTCTATTATATCTACTTACTTCTTTAGCAAGTGTCTCTTTAGGATATACTCTACCATTACGGTTCTTAATTTCAGATTGTAAAAAAATACCTCTGATTTTGTAATCCTTTTTACCGCCTTTTTCCTCAACGATATATTCTGCGTCTATGGATTCTGTTATTAATTTCATAATAGTAGTCTCTCTCTTTCCTAATATTTATAATATTTTTTATCTAAATTCAATGACAATAGTATAATTGTCACCTAATGCAAAGTTTTTAGTACTTAAATAGACATATCCATTAGGATTTGTCGCATTGTTTGTAACATCATTACCAGAAGTTCTAAAATCA